ACTTCTTTGAAGAACTGCTCCGGCTTCTGTTCAATCTCATTGAATGCCCAACCATCCATGAGATCGTCAGCTGCGCCGATTGCATGGCCGAGTGTGGTGGCCACTCCATTGCGTTTCTCAACGATTACATCATCATGTAGAAGTAACATCTCGGCAGAAAACAGATTATCTCCATGGGCTTTCACACGAAATGCAAGAGAAGCAACTTCAACTTTCTTGTTTCCGTTTTTTTCAATCGCTTCAGTTTTCATTTTCCCCGTCTCCTTTGAGTTTTTCATTAGATAAACGACACTAAAACTGTTCCGCCAACTCCGGGATCAGCCACATATGTGACGTTAAGAAATCCATCAACTGTACATGAAAACCCCAGAAGGGAAAGCGTTCCCGCTGCGCCCGGCACATTCTGTGATACTGCTATAATCTGGCTGGTGGTCAATAAACCAAGAACTGCGACTGATTGCGTACCTGAATGGCTGATCGTTGGAGCAGAGATAACGGACTGAATGGCATTGCCCGAAGAACCATTGGAGGCAGCAGTGATACGCCCCTGTTGATCTACCGTAATATTTGTATTCGTGTAACTACCGGGGGTGACAATCGTATTCGCCAATTTGGCAGCGGTAACAGAACCCGCTGCAAGTTTCGCTGTCGTTATCGCTAGATTGGCAATAGTGGCAGTTACACTTCCGGGACCTGTAGCAGTGACATCTCCCGTTAAAGTTGTTATAGCATTGACAGAGGCTTCGGGTATGGTAATATAGCCGGATTGAAAAGAGTATTGCAATCCAAATTCAGAATCGTATACGACTGGATATTCTTTAGGGCCTTCTGCTGACATTTATATTCTCCTTAAGGTGTTTCTATGATGATCGTAGTCAATCATACCTGTCTAGTAAAAAACATAAAAGATATTCTGACTAACTAGCACAGTTAAAATCTCTACCCCTGGATTAGACGCCAACCACGTCAGCATCTCCTGGGGATTAGTGGGATCAGAAACGATAATGGTTGCTACAGTCATTATTCCTCCGTCCATTCTATATTTATGTTTATACTATTTCCTGCAACTGTAGCTCCATTCATATTGATACAAAGGCTTTCTGTAGCAGAATTCAGAACGATAGAACCAGCCCCATTCTTTTGAAAATCTAAAGTTACCAAAGTTGTAGCCGCTGCCGCCGCAGCTAAAAAAGTAACTCGGTATGCAGATATAATACCAGTAGTACCTTGGGGTGTGCCCAAAACCGTAGGATTAGTTGTATAATATCCTACGGTCGCGGTTCCACCGGCAGTGTTAGTATCGTAACGAGTAGGAGTGAGCACATTAAAAGTCCCGCCTGTATTTGCCGTAACTCTTTTAATCAGTACTACATTATTCGATGATGTGGTAGTAGCCCCTCCGTCTATATCTATCTGTGTTATCTTTATAGTCTTGGTGGCCGATCCACGAATAGTGAAAATATCCGTAGCTGCACCCGCAAATGCGAATATTGCGTTCGTCCCAAATGTGGAGACTGTAAGATTTGGAGTTGGAGCAACGTACACACGACCACTAGGATCGCATTGGATATTAACCCGTTGTCCACTAGTTACAACAGGGAGTGGGTTAGTATAGATAGCCCCAATCTTAACGGGGTAACCTAGGTCAGTAACTCCGCTGTCAACGCTCCCAACTACGGGCATTGCCCCCTCGTCCGATGTTATTGGTAAATCAGCCATCTAGTCCCCCTTGTTTCGATTAGTGGCTGAAGAATGTGAGATACAAGTCTTGTGCTGCGGTATCACGATTTTTCAACGTTACCTTTACGGAAGAACCGCTAGGGATAACATACCCATAAGGCAACGCAAATTCACAGTCCTGATTCGCTGCACTTGTGAAACCCTGCCACAACGTCACTTCACTAGCCGTCACACCGATAGCTACGGTCATCTTGATTTCTCCAGATCCCGAGCTATCAATCTTGTCCAGAGTGACCGGACCAGCTAATGAGTGAGTGACGGTCGCGCCGCTTGCAACAGCGGCATCCGTGAAATACGTGAGAACAGGAACAATGGAGGTAGATGCATTCGTATCAACCAATAATCGTCCATTAGCGTCAACTTGCAAAGAAACTTGCTGACCGTTTGTAACTGTAGGCGGTGTGGAATTGAATATACCACCGACGAGATTAGAACTTGTCGCGGCTGTACCTGGAGAAGCTGTACCCGCCGTGGTGCTAATGATGCGGAGATTGCCACTCAAATCCTCAGACAAGAGAACTTGGTCGCCTTCTGTCCATGTAGGATGGGCAGCATTGGCGCGAGCTATCAGGGCCCCAATGTTATTGGTGGTAGGAGCAGCGTTATTATTCGTGAGGTTGCCAGCAATCACCCACGGAGACGTGGACTGTGTAACTGCGACAGTACCAGTGATCGTGGTGCTCGTAAGAGTAACAGGAACCGTATTCGTAATGAAAGCATTAACGCCAATATAGTTCCCCGTGACAGGAGCAGTACCATAGGCGGTAGGAACACCAAGAGCTGTGGTATCCCATTGCGTTACGTTTACGTTCTGTAATCCGCTAGGAGTAAAAGTTCCAGTAACGCGAAGATTACCCGCTGTGTCGAGCGATAGCGGATTGGTTGTGGCTGTCGTATAAGTAGGTGCAGCCGTAGTGGTGGCACCGGCGACTAAGACGTTATTTTCCCCCGAAGTTGTGCTACCCTGCGCGTAATCTTCCGCAGGATTGATTGTGGTACCGGCGGCATTAGCCACCTCAGTTGTGAACTCTGTTGCGATTGTTCTTACGGGTAATTGTGCGTCGAAGTCAGCCATGTTATTTTATCTCCTGGGATAATGATGTCTGGAGCTCTATAATTCTCTTATTCGATGAATCTATATTCTCCTGCACCTTGATTTTCTCTTCTTCTATTTCCATCAAACGTAAGTCAAATCGCTGAAGATTGAGTTGGAGTGTTCCAATTTCAATCTGCACACGCTTACGGTTAAGACGTTTATTCGGATCGTTATCAGACATTCTATACTCCTATAAGATTGCAGCGAAATTGTTGAAGCCCTGGTCCGTATTCTAAAATCGTTACTATAATAACATCGCCGATAGATGTTGGAATTGCGGCAGCGTAAGTGATATTCAGCGTTCTATCAGCCGCCGATGTTCTACCGCCACCTACGATTGTTCCGTTCTTCCGTATCAAAAACTCGCCATCGTATGTTCCCCATGCCACTACTTGAGTTACGGCGAATGTCCCGATAGTCGTGTAAGATAGAATCGTCGTCTCTATACCAGATGGAACTGTATCAGTTGAAGCAAAGACATTTATTCCAGCGGTACTACCAACGATGCTTACTGAAAAGGGACCGGCTTGTGTGACCCCTACGGTACCAGCAACAATCCACGGGGACGTTCCTTGGATAACAGTTACGGCTGTGCCTGAAGTAGCTAGGAATTTTCCCCAGTCAATAAGAAGACTTTTCTCCGAGCTATTCTTGGCAAACTCTACAATATAACCTTCACTGTCAAGGTAGATGCGGAGATTAGAGACATCCTCCGCGGTGAATAGGGAGCAATCTACCGTTGTATTGAATTCACCGGCGGCGGTCGCGGCGGCTATCTGTGAATTGACAACAGATAGTAGCCCGAACGGAACAGTGAATGCTGTCTGTGCCGCTAACTGCGTGGCCAGATATGTGGGAACAGGACCGGCCATTGTTTATGCGCTCCCTTAGTTTGGTATTAGCTATTCACTACTGACGGCATCGGAATAACATATGCTCCGTTTATTGCGGTGTTGTTTCGCGCATTGATCGTGACAGTGAAAGTCATACCGAAAGTTGTGGCTGTATATAACACCTTGTAGTAGCGGCTATACACCGGATTCAGATGCCAGATGGTCGTTCCACTCATGGTGATACTGACGGTCAGGCCTGACACGGCTACAAAATTCTGGCCGTCCACTGATTCATATAGGGCTAATGTCCCTGTGCCACTGGACACGGGAGCATACGTAGACGAAAAAGTAATGATGTCCAGATCACTGAGATCAAGGACAACACCTGTAGTGGTGGTTTGGTTGGTGAAGTTCATAATCTGACGAGCATCTACTATATTTGACATCGGGTTCTCCTTTGGTTAGTTTTGTGCTAGATGATTTCTTCGATAATCATACAACCTGCATTATAGGGGCAACTAATCGTATCAGAAGCGGAATCCGATTTAATTGCTAATGCATAAAAATGAGTAGCCGTATCACCGGGGGTATATATCGTTGAAAAACTATATGGGGCCACGGCGGGTCCCGTGGTGCCCGGAAGCCATCCGCTGAATCCAGCAGGATCTGGGCAGGTATCTACGTGATCTACAAACAAAGTCATATATGCTGATTCTCCCGCAACTCCAACAAACTTGACATCTCCACAGATAGTCACCTTAACTCTATGTGAAGCATTAGCCATAGCGAAGTTAAGACTTATATTGGGGCTTTCCGAGTAGGAGGCGCTGGTAACATCTGTTTCCTGAGCAGAAAAAACGGTTGCCAAAGGAGTAAAACTAGGCGCACCACTCCCGTTTGTTGCCGCGGTAATACGACCCGTTGCATCGACCGTTATATTCGCGGATGTGAAAGAACCCACATCACTATTGACAGTGGCCAGTGTAATAACGCCAGCATTAGAAAGAGTAGCATCGCCTGATAGAGCAACGGCGGTGGGTACATTTGAACCGTTCCCCACAAGAATGTTTGTGGATGTTAATGCGGCAAGTTTACTAAAAGCGATAGCCGCTGATGCATTAATCTTCGCATCTGTAACGGCTCCATTAGCTATCGTGGTGGCCTGACTACCACTACCCGGACCGGCTGTAACATCTCCGGTTAACTGAGTAATACCACTACCACCGCCGCCAACAGAGAGAGGTGTCCATTGAGGAGTGCCACCACCAAAACCTTCAAGGCCGTCCGTTACTTGGTTGTATCGTAGATTGTAGATGCTCTGATCGTTGTCTGCCATTTTAGTGAGTCTCCTTGGTTATTTCTTCGGCATAGCTGCATTCCCCATTTGGGCTGCTGCATTAGCAACCATCGGGGATGTTTGTTTCGGCAAAATCGGTGCATGAGGGGCATGTGGAGCTGCTGCCGATGGCCCACCATTCGGTCCTGCAGCCGGAAGGGGATTGGCCACTGGCGGTGGAGTCGGCTGTTCAGGTTGCTGGGGTGCAGGACCGGGCATTCCCTGCACATTGTTCCCCATAAGACCCATTAGGCGCGGGTCTGTAGGCGCAGTAATCCCCGGAAAAAGGAACTGAGCATGGGACATTATATGCTGCATTGTCGCAGCCATCACAGGATCATCCTTTTTCGTTCTAAGGCCGGGGTCCATCATGATGACAAAGTGCTGCCCTATATGATTTGCATGGTTATCCCACGGAGCGGCAATCTGCGGTATTCCACGGCGTAGTTGCTCATTCTCTTTGATGATGAGCATGTTCTCAGCTTCTGGTCCTTCAGTCATCGGGTCTATTTCGCCTGTCGCAAGCACTTCAAAATACTGATTCGCATCTTTAATTAGACCTTTTGCCATTAAATCCTGTGCGATTTGGATTTTACCGGCCTCGGAGCGAGTGGCTGGATTACCAGCTGATACAATTACCCGCGAAATATTAGACAAATCTGCACCGGAGAACTCACCCATGTAAGGCGACTTGCTTTGGCCAGCAATCGTAATCATGCGCTTCGTATTGGCAAAGCTCTTGAGCATGTTGAAGAGGCCAGTCGCAGAACGCTCAAGGAAAGAAATGTACGCCTGCTGGATGGGACTATTAAAGACAAGTGCTTGAGCCTGAAGAAATGCCATTGCGGTCCCCGACTCCACCCCAGTAGGCGGTTGCCCCCTCAAGATCGAGGGGAGGCCAGATAACTTCTCCATCTGGGACTCAAGCAAATCTAGAAACTTGAACACTTCTGCCGGGGTCTTGCAAAGTTCCAACCCCATCGGCACACCATTCTTCATGTTCGTCTTGATAAAATTCAGGCCCTCTATCACTTGTTCAGGTTTCGTCTGAGTGGATTCATCCACGACGATATTCTGTATTGCGAAGGCCTGCTGATTGGTAACGATGACGCTCAACGTCTTGTCGTAGGCATACTGCAGTTTGACCAAGGAAGTCATAACCGTGCTGCCAAAATTGTTGAAGAGTGTCTGATCCGGCATCATCGGGTACAGAGGAATCTCATCGTAGGGAAGAGCGGTGTCTAGAATCCATGTATCTGAATCTATATACTGTGCGATACGACCATCTGGACATGCCGCCGTCTTCCTGTGTACAAACGTGTAGACCGGAATGAGATCAGAGTTGGATGTCTGAGCATCTACAATATGGCCGAAACGAAACCGCTGAAGAGTCGTAGGCAAACTATAGCCTTTTAGTTCATCCATCAGGTCCGGGCGTTGGGCAATTAAGTCCCATTTATTTAGATATTCCCGAATAATATACCAGTCGTTATCAACATCCATACGGGTATAGTCGCGTATAACATCCATAGGACCAAGCACTGCATATTGAAAGTCTCCTTCTTTGACTGGTACTTCTTTACCAGAAGGATCGGATACAGTGTCTACAATCTCACCGATATCTGCATTCCACTTCTCGAACATCCAGCCTTCACCAGTGACTAGGCCATATGTAAGTGCCATCTTATAGGCATCTTCCATGTGCTTGACTTTGAGATAGTAGTTACTAACGGAATCGAATATGATGTCCTGCGACATGCTCTTATGGTCATCATTGATAGCTTCGGGTTGAAAAGAGGGTCGCTGATTGGCGATGGTGCTAACAAGACCAGTGACGATAGAACGATATATATTTGATTCGATGAGTTTGTACTGGCCACGATCTCCCCCAAAGCGAATGCCGATCTTCATTTCTGACCGCATCCACATTTCCCAGTTGGTGCGCCAAACAGTTAATTTACCTGTACGAAGAACATAATCCTCGTAGTCATGCGTGCGACGTTCACACTCTACGAGGAGTTCATCAACGGGAAGAGTGGCGAAGTATTGATCTGGTTCGCCACCGAATGTCTTTGAGTTCATTGAACCGCTGGCCATTATTGATCTCCCTGTCGTTGTTTAAAATTCACTGTGATCTGACTTGCTATCCGTCTCTGACAATCCCGGCAACTGCTGACGTGGTATAAAAAGTCGGCAAAATCTTCGGCATCTGCTTTTCCCTGCTTGACCATCTCGCAATAAGGATCAATCATAGGACTCATTGTGCTCTTTTGTATTATATTCTTGGTTCATTGCCTCATCGAGTCCGGCTCCTACGATTTCTCCTAGAGCCTTTGAATCCCCTTCAATAATCTTCTTTGGTAGAAATGTGTTCTCTTCGTTATGTCGATACTCTGGCGGCAATGGATTTGTTTCCATGTCCGCGCTTCGCACACCATACATGGCGGCTGCGAAGCCGTCGTAGTGGCCGTAGGCCTTTGAACGATCAAACTCTTTCCCGCGTGCTCCGCTCTTTGTCTTTGTCCACACACCATTGCGAAGGCAACCTATAAGCTGTACGCATTTGGGACTTACAAGCATCCGTCCTTCGCGTACCAACTCACGAACGTCTGACACCATCACATCTAAATAGGTTTTACTCTCCACAGGATAGAAGTAAAGCTGATGGCGTAACACGAAGTCCTGCAGAAGCGATGGAGTATTATTGTCTGCAATCCGCCGCTTTACTTCGTATGTTTCAAAGACTTCTTGCTCTTTTTCTTTTATCCGCTGCGCCAACAAATCAGTTGTCTGTTCTGGGGCCTGCATGGATATCTCATCCATGAAGACTATCTGAGATTGTTTCTTCTTCTGGTGTCGCACATACCCAAAGAGACACACAGATTTGTCTGTCCATCCCTGATCCATGAACTCATACTTGAAGAACCACTTAAAGCCCTCATCCAGAGGCACATCCTGTTCATACTTCAGTTCCCATTCTGGACACAGTTGCAGGTCTTTATCCACAATAAACTTGCAGAAGTATTCCCGCTGCACTTTGTGGGACATGATGCCGCCAAGTTCTTTGATGAACTTGTCCTGCACTTCAGTAGGATAATGGCTATCGCGGATCGTAAGCTC